ACGCATGCGCCATTTCATGAACGGCTTCTCCTTCGTCAAGTTCTTTCGCCAAATATAATATTCCATTAATCCTATCATATCTCGAGTTTCCCTGTTCATCAACAACAACTTTGATTACTGCTTTATCAATAATATCTTTATGTCGATTAGGAATCAGCTTCACTTCTTTGTCAAACTGGTCTTTTGCCGCTCCTTTCATACTATCAGGAATCGATAAATTATCCGTAGTCTTCGGTTTTGATACTTTTTCTTCCTGAATATACTTTTTCTTCCACTCTTCATACGTCATATCCGCCGGAACAGATATATTCTTCCCCGCTGCATCACGCGCGATCCTCGTTCGCCCTTCTGTTGGCATATCCGGATAATACGGCACATCCGTACACCTGCAAAACGGATGAAACGGCGGCTTATTCTTCCCCGTCACCGCCTCCGATACCGGATAGATCTTTCCGTCCAGCCTTCCGCAGATCCCGCATGTCTTACTGTCCAGCGCCGCCAGGATCTTATATTGCTCCACACCATCCTCTTTATACCCGGCATGAGTTGCCTCACTCATCAGGAATGAGCTCTCTGTGTGCAGGAGCCGGTACGCATCCGCCTTCTTTGACTGCATCTTCTTAGCGAACTCTCCGGCCAGATTCTGCGGGGATGCTCCTTGGACCATCATAGTTGTAAGCGATTCCATGAGCTGAGACTGCAGGTGGTCTTTCTGCTTCCAGAGCCTGGATGAGAAGTTGGCACCATTGAATGGATATTTGATCAGCTGCTCAATCGTTCTCGGCTCAATCTGGGCGAACTCGGCATGAAAGCCATGGTACTGATCGATGCTATACCAGGTTCGGTAATAGGTATCGCCGTACACTTCCTGCATCGTCCGTGTCCCTTCTGCCTCATATTCCACAGCATACAGTTCCCGGAGGATCGCGTCCACCTGCGCTTCTAATGCCTGATAGCGAGTCATCCGGGCCTTGATGGACATGTTGTTGACATCCTGGTTATATTTCCCGATGTTGTTCATTGCCTTCTCAACGAAGTCCTTCAATTCTCCCAGTTCCGCTTTATCGAGCCGTTTCTGGGCTTCTGAATACGTCAGCCCATTCTCCTTCGCATATCGCCAGTAAAAGCTCTCCACGGTCTTCTGAAGCTCCCGTTTCGCCTGATTAAATGCTTTCTCCAGTCGCATGAAATACTGATTTACCTGCATCTCTCCGGCCTTGTATGCTTCTTCCTGGCGTTTCTCCCAGTAGGACATCACGCATCACCGCCTTCATCACCCGATGCACCTTTTTTCGGGAACATGTCCGAGATATCTGCCGCTGAGCTTTCTTCCTGTTCCTTCAAGAGATCCATTTCCTTCTCAGGATCATCTACCCACGGGTGGTGGCTGACGATCGTCTCATCAGAGATGATTCCTTTGCTCTGAGATGCGATCTGGGATAACTCCTGATCATTCTTTACACTGGTCCTCGTCCAGGTCTGCACGATCGTGCCGTCTTTGATCTTGATCTCCTGAAGCCGGCAGATGCAGCGGATGAACCGTCCGAAGCCTAAGCGGAACTCTGTTTCCTGTAGGCCGGCTTTCTGCTCCAGA